AATCGCCTCATATACCTGCGTGATATTTTTGTCGGCAGGGTCAAATCGAGAAACTGCTCTGTAGTAGTAGTAGTAGTAGTAGTATGTATGATATGTTGTATGAGAGAGAGAGAGAGAGAGAGAGAGAGAGAGGTTCAGATGAATGACCTTATCGTGAAGTTATTTCGAACTTTTACATCTTTTTGCGAAGAGTTTTGGAAACATCGAGAAACCGTTGGAAATAACTCAACGATAGGATAATGATTATATCGCACTTGTTTGTGGCACGAAGTCGGAGAAGGTGAAATGGCGAAAAAAGGAGCGAAGGATTTGAGAATTAAGGTGACTTCAGGTGGTGCGGTGTCGTTGTATTTGCCTGGTCATGTGAAGCATTTGCATGACCTCGCAATGCAAGACCCGAACATCAAATGTTCAGAATTGTATTCAACTGCATTACAGGCGGCACTTGGGGATTCAGAATCGAAGCACCCACTTGAATTGATGATTACTGCACAAACATCTGAAGTTGAACAACTACAGGAAATGCTCGAAGCGGCTCAAGGACGACTCGAAAGCACAAAATCCAGGTTGCCGATGGAGTTGGCAAAAATGGAATGGATCACTAACGTTCTCGGTGAACAACAACTGGTCGAAATGAAATTGCTTAGATTGGCACTTTTCTTTGAGGCTAACATAACCTTCACATTCGGTAAATACACAATTAGCAAACCCAAAACTGCAACGGAGGGATTGAGCCGATACAGGGAGTTATTATCAAGGTATGAAGCGACAAAAAATGGCCCATTACCAGAACCATCAGCAATACCTCAAATTGAAAACCTTCACCCTGAAGGTGGCTACAATTCTTGTGGGAAACCCGTTTGTTGTGAATCAATTGGGTTATCAGAATCAGAATCAACGTGCGGCCATACCTATTATGGGAAAACAGGTCAAGTCAAGGAATTGCCAGATGGCAGAGTAATTGAAGTTCAAGGAAACGTATTCGAAAAGTCAAACGTTGGAACAGAACTTTGTGACGATCTAAAGTTCCGATGCCCTGATTGCTGGAATGCCAGGATGAAGCAACACCATGAAAGAAGGGATGGAAAAGACCCATTGAGATTGAAACCGCATTGGGAAATTGAAGAATTAACCCAAGAGCAGATTCAAGTTGTTCAAGAACTAAGGGAACAGGATAGATGGGGGCAGAAAGGAAAAGGAATGTTGGAAATAACCAACGAATCCATTCTAAGGTTAAGGCAGAAAGCAATAGTCAAGTTTGGAATTACTGAATGGGAAAATGAGAACCCTGAAGGTGCATCCATTCTCGAACAATTATCAATCACAAGAATTGGCGTGAACTCGCGTGACGATAAAGGAAACCCATCACCGAATTGGGAGGGTCTGCCAGAAAAGGGAGATCTTCGAAGGCGGCTTATTGCTAACATGACCATTGAACAAAGAAAAGCATTCAAGGAAAAGAACGATGAATACTATCGCCTTTCAAAAGAGCGAGCTGAATACATCAAATCAGTTCGATTGGAATACGACAATGATACATTGAAAGACGATTTGGCTTGGAAAAATAGTGGATACCAGGAGAAGTTCGACATTTCAATTTACAATAAGGGTTGGGATGAACATATTTCATCAAGTCCAGATGTTATTCACCCAGACCATATTCAACAGGTTCACTTGGAATTGGAACGCGATAGAATAAAAATACAATCTGTTGAAATGAACGGTGCGTAAAATCGTGCAGATCCATCAATGATTTGAGCAACAGTTATTTGCATTATTCAATTCGCCAACATTGCAGGGGCAACGGCCCATATTTCTCATGCAAATCACCTCCTTCCCGTTGTGGAAACCCTGCATCTTCATTTTTCACTAAGGCGAAGCGTTCATAATCGAGAAGTCAAATCGAACAACTTAATGGATAAACTGCCGCCCCTGCATATTGTAGTTGAAGATGCAGTTGCTATGGGATACGAAACAATTGTGTTGATAGTGGATCATGGGAACAAGAATATGATTTGGTGTGCAAACACTGGAGAATGGAATGAAGATATTGACTTGGCTTCTATTAGAAATAAAGCCTGGCGAGAAGCAATGGAGAAGATTCATGGCGGAGAAATTAGTTCAATGGAACAAATAGAAATCGAAGAAGCATTTTATTCTGGAGAATTAACTGAAGGAATATCTGATTGTTTGGAACGTTCACATGATACCTGGCACGATCCAAAGAATCCAGAAGCAGTTGTGGATGAAGACAGTGCATGTTATTGTGGTTGGCTTGGGATTGACCCACCAGAACCAGAGTTCGCACCTCCTGGTTGCAGTTGTGTTGAAAACATAGACCCGAATCATGGTCACGATATTGGTTGGATTACATTTCAGGAAAAGAAAATGGCTGATGAAGAAGGTGATATTTGATGGGTTTGTTTGATAATTTAGGTTCTTCAACACCAACGCTCGCAGTAATTGTGGTAATGATTGGTGTGGTTCTTGTTGGTGCTTCAACCTGGAGAAATGCGAAAGGCGAAGGTTGGGATTTGGTTGTTTACATGGTATGTTTGCTTCTCGGATTCAACCTATCAATCGAGTTTGTTGTTCTATTTGTTCAGGGCTTAGGCTCAACATTTACTGGTCTTGGAGATCTAATCGAATCGGCTTCTTTGACTTCTGAAGGATTTGGGCTAACTGCGATTATTGTTGTATTGATTTTCACTGTATGGGTTATGAAAACATACGATGGAAAAATGGTTCGAATTGCCGCACAAGGAACTCTCTATGGTGTCCTGGTTAGATTATTCCTTGATTTCATGTTTTTCTTACTCGAAACTGGAGCATTGGGGAATTGATATGGAGGATTTAACAATGGAAGAACTGAAGGATTTGTTGAATTATACAATACACTTAGCTCAAACAGAAAAAGACCCTGATTGGAAAAAATTGTATGAAATTGAAACCGTTGATATTGAACATGAGATCCAAAGAAGAAAGAAACTACGGGTCTTGGTAACTGGGGTGAAGGTTTGAAGAAAATGGCGATATTATTTCTGATACCTATTTTGTTAGCCCCAACAATACAGGCACAAAGCATACAAGATGTTGAACTAAGATTGGATACTGCGATACAATATCCAAATGACCGTTCAGTTCACGTTGTTGTCGAAGCAATGGCGTTTCAAGATAACAAGCCAGCAAGAACGTCTGTTGATGTGACCGTTGAAGTTCGTTATCCGAATGGAACTGTTGTTCAATCATCAGAAAGTTCTGTTGAACCAGGAATACGTTCAACAATTACATTCGATAAAATAGACCAGGTTGGGAAATACTACGTCTTCGCATGGGCTAAAGTGGGGGTTGTTCAATCCCAAACTGAATCACAAACAATGAGGATTACATACGCTCCGCAAGAATATACTGCTGGATTCTTAGAGGGGGGCAGATTCCTATTGACTCCATTACAAACCGATCTAAACCTAACAATTCAAGAATACCTCGATAACGGCAACAGTGTTGTTCCTGGTGATACATACTTTACTGATGGTGAAATACTCGACATTGAAGTTCCATCTGGATACCTTGCAGTCCGATACAACGTGGTTGATGAAAATGGTTGGATGAATTATGAAAGGTCGGACACTTCTGGATTAACAGTTCATGGAACACCGTATGTTTGGATTTACGGTGACTTATCGAGAGTTGAACCAATGGCGACATTGGTTTCACCATTGAACATAACGGTTGGAATAATTGGTTCGATACTGGTTCTTGTCGGCAGTTTGAACTTCTTCAATAAGTTCAGAGAAGAAACACTCAAGCGAAGAAAAGACGCAGGTATTGATAATATGCCATCGTGGAGAGAAAAAAGGCGTGATAGAAGAATGAGAGAAGAAGCAGAACGTGATTATTGGAGAAGAAGGTCTGACCCATACGGACGGAGGGGATTGTATTGATTGGTCCTGGAGCTGAAATGGATGATTTACTATTTGACGATCCAATGCTAATGCAACAATTGGGAATGATGCAACCACAACAACCTATGATGGGCGACCAATCAACACCAGGAGAGAGAGAAGCCCCAAAGTCCGAAGGATGGTCTTTGGCTCTAATCGTTGCTGGAATCATATTGATGATTTCATGGATAGCAGTTCCAGTTGGAGGATTGGGTGCATGGATATATGGGCCAATTGAAGGTTTCTTTGCTGAATCAGTTTATTCAAGGTTCGAAGCCATGATGTGCGGTGGCTTGTTTGTAACAATTGGTGTTATGGTTTCATTCATTATTCAAAATGCTCAACCGAAGGTAAACTGGGTTGAAAATGACCCAGGAATACCTCGAACAACGTATCTAAAGAGCATCGAAGATACTGGAGGCAGTTTGCTGATGAAAAGAAGGGATGGTAAAATCCTAAAGGTTCGAAAGGACATTGCATCCAGATACAAAAGGCACGTTCACATCACCGCTAACGTTCTTGAAATTGATTCAAACGATCCAAGTGCCGACATAGAGTTTAGAACAACTTCTGGTTCTATGTCGAGAGGACAAATTGCGGCAGAAGAAGACCTTGCACATCGTCAAGGATACAGAGAACAACAACTCGAAGAAATATCACAACGATATGTTGCAGGTCAAATGGATCAGATAGATGGAGTTGATTTCCAATGAGTTTCAACTCTGATTACAAACCACCATTTCAACCACCAGATTGGGTATTTGGACCCGTTTGGGCGGCACTATACACTTCAATGGCGATAAGTGTTTATCTGGCATGGTCTTCTGATTCTCCAAGATATGCTCTTGTAGTATTTGGTATTGGTTTGGTGTTAAATCTTCTATGGACTGGAGTTTTCAATTCAAGCCAATATGAGTTATCTTTACTGATGCTTATGGGAATGATTGTATGCACCGTATTCTATGCAGTTGTGGTTTATCCATACAATAGCACTTCAGCTCTAATTGTAATACCATACATTTTGTGGCTAACATTCGCATCGGTGCTGAATGTTTTCTATCTATGGGAGGCATGAAATGAGAAGAATTAGAAGAAAAGCACCACGTTTCATTTACAACCCCGTTACTGATAGAGTAATTGCTAACAACAAAAGAAATAGGGAATCTGTTGCCAGACAAATTAACAGAAAGTTTCCCCCAAGTTCAATAGTATTGATTTCATGTTCTAAGCAAAAGTCATTTGAAAACGAGTCGCAACAATTGTCTGCAAATGAAGCATACTGCTCAACACTATTCAACAAATCAAAGAATTGGGCAGAAACCAGAGGTATGGATTATGGGATATTGTCTGCAAAGTATGGCCTATTGGGTAAAACAGATCCAATACAAGATTATGATTTAACCTTGACCGAATTAAGCAGAAACCAGAGAAATAAATGGGCAAAGAAAGTGCGTGATGATTTGATGTATCGAGTTAATCCAAAAAAGGTCTATCTAATGGCTGGCTCAAAGTATTCAGATGATTTAGGGGAACTCCTTGAAGAAGAAGGAATAGAAGTTATTGAACCACTCGAAGGAATGCAAATTGGAGAACGGTTGCGATATTTCGCATCATTAGAAAAGAAGCAGGTTGTGGAATAGTGATTACAGGTTCACAATTGATTTTAGGAATGATTCTTTTGTATGTTGGATACCTATATTTTTGTGCAGTTTTAGTTTCTGTTCGAACTCTAATTGAAATCAGGGATGGTGAAATAAATGTCTGAAGGCAGAACTGGCCCACAACCCAGGTCTGGTCGGGATTTATTCATGGTTCCAATGGCCGACAGATTGAACGATCAGTTTCGTTTGCTCGATACACTGATACTATCAATGACTGACTCATGGACTTATTTGCCTCCAAGAGCCAGACATATCCTTTGGCTAAAATTAGCAAGTGCAGAACAATCATTTCTCGAACAATGCGGAATGCCTTTAGAAAACGGCATTCTGATTCATTGGTCAATGTGGCCTGATGATTTAGGTGACTACGCTCAAGCAGTAGCGATTAGAATGTCGCGGCAACAGTTAGAGTATTTAGAACCAAAGAACGTAGCAATGGCTTCAGCAATGCGCCAAGCTGAAGTAGCAGAAAATACCGCACGTCTGCAAATACAATTGGCACAATCACTTTTACAATTGGCTAATGCAGGTGCAGACGTTAAGGATCTATCCAGGTTATTTTCAAAGAACAAGTTCGACCACGATTCAATCAATACGGTGTTATCAAATGCCCAAGAAGAAATGAGAGCAAGGATGGAACAACAAAGAAGTTCTCCCCCTGGCCCTCCCCCTCAAACTCCCCCTCCCAACCCAGATGATGAACCAGAATTATCAGGCATTTGTAATGAATGCGGTGAAAACAGAGAGTTCGTTATTGGTGAAGATGAACAAGGAAAATATCTAATCGAAATGTGCGAAGAATGTTATCTTCGAATAACAGAAACTCAAGATCCATCTTTTGACGAGTTTGAAGAATTGATGCAGAATCATGACCCAACACTTTCTGAACAGGACATTATGCAACTTGCAGAAATAGAATGGAATGAAGAAGATGCTATTGAACAAATCTTTGATGAAGTAGTTGATGCAGATATTGATGAAGCGTTGGGCGATTCAGAAGAAGAATGAAATGGGATTTGATTAAAATGGCTTCTGGTGGAGAAAAATACCTTAATTGGTCTGATTTCAACAAAGTTTGCATTGAGAGGGGAATGCCGCCAGCCATATTTGCACACCTTAGAAGGGTATATCGAACATATTGTGAAGGCGGTGCGGATCTAACAGTTCTCAAATGGTTCTTCTCCAGGTGGTGTCCTTATTCAAAAGTAATTACAGTGGGCAATGACGATTCACTTGATGAGGTAAATGATGGCCGAAGAAAAACACCACCACTAATTCTGTATCCTTCAAACCTTCTAATGACGGGATTCTGTTGCGAATGGAAACCAGATATTATGTGGGTATATGGCGATAGAGGAATGGGAAAAAGTGTATTCAGTTATGGTGCTGGAGAACAATGGCTAAAATCTGCGGTTAATTGGAAACTATCACAAGAGTTTGGTTCACCAAGAATATATGTTTACGGTGATGTAAATGGATACGTGCCTTCAGAACCAGGTTGGTTCAGGTGTCCTGATTGGTATGTGATAGATCGTGAAACGGCATCATTCCCATTGTTGGAAATATACGATGAAGTTCCTTTAGCACTTAGAAGCGGTGCGGTTTCAAAAGCACAAAAGAAATGGGCAGAAAAACTGACCCGTTCCAGACACATGAACGTCTGGACTATCATGAACATGGTCCAAGCAAAAATGGCGGCAAAACGTGGGCGAGAAATGGACGCTCTTACGTTAGACCGATTTTCTGGTTTGAGGCAACTTAGAGAAAGATTAGATGATATGCCTGTAAAAACATTCAGAGAAATATACAGAAAACTGATTCCTGAATTAAGGCGTGACGACCCAGGAATAGCCATGACGCAATTGAATGAGGATCAAGGAAGTCCAGGAACATGGCTAACCCTCTTCGAAACTACACCAGCATCATGGATGGATTGGAGAGAAACAGAGAAGCGAAAAAGAAGCCTAATGAAATCAGCCGCAGGTTGGCCTCCTGAATGTGTATTATTCAGAGCAAGGCACTATGCACAACCGATATGCGATAAGATATTCGAAGACATAGAAGACCAAGAAAAGGTCGAGCATTGGAGAGAGGCATTGGGAACAAGACCAGAAGAAGGTAATGAGAATACCATACTTGACCGTATATGCAGACATATCATGCGCGGTGCTGGAATGGAATGGGCCGCAATAGGAGAAGCATTGAATGGTGCTGAAGGTGCTAAGAGGGAAAAAATGGGCGGTGGTGGAACTCTCCAACGTTGGGGTCATAGAAACAAGTTCGAAAGAACAAATGATACCATCAAAGAAGCGGCAAAGTTGTTGAAATCAGAACTACCACCACGCAATAAGTCGCCCGTAATTTATGGATTAGGCGCAGGGGTGATTGATATTGAATAAGAAAATCTCGGTTTTGTATCCTAATCCTGTAATTTCGGGTGCTAATGTATTTGCTTTATCACACGCGCGAGTTACTTGGTTCGACAAGACAATTAGAATAATAGAGGGATCAGTTAAAGGACAAAATCGAAGAAGATCAGACAAAATAATCCAGAATATCTTGACTTTGACCCAGTATCCTGGTGCTGATAAACAGAAATACAAATTGAAAAACAATCAGCTTCAAAAGAAAAATCAATTAGAACAAGACAAAATTAGTTTCAGTCAAGCGGTGCTGATCTAATTTTACAAGAAAGGAGGGAATATCAGCTTGAGTAGCATACAAGAAAAAAAAGAAGCGAAGAATTACAGGATAATGAAATCAAAAATGAAGAAGACCTGGTGGGCGGTGTCTTTGATGATTATTCTGATGGGTGCACTCTATTGTTCCCTGGTATTCACGATATGGTCTGCAACAGATGGAATGAAGAATGCTATTGATGAAAACCCTGGATTGCCTCTCGCATACGACATAATACTGGGTATGAGTATGATTCTGATTATTGCGGCCTGTATATCATGCATCAAAATTATTCGTGGCTGGATTCCTCCAGAAGTCAAAGAAGAAAAGAAGAAATCCAGGTGGGATTCTAAAGTTCCAGATGTTAGCAAAAAACCAAGTGAATTACCCAAAGGAGCATTCAGAAGTGTGCGATCAGATTCATAACCAAGCTGAATGTGAAATACTAAGATAGATCCACAGTGTAATGATGGCGATTGAGCGAAAGGGTTTATCCAATAAGGAATTGGATGAAAAGTGGAATGTGAAAAGCCTTCTTGGAACAAGTAATTTCAAAACGCAGAAAGGGGAAAAATATGGCTATCGAACCTGGATTCTCCACCTTGCACCAGCAAACATATCTGGAAACAATGTATGCCCATCAGCATCAATTGGTTGTGCGGCCGCTTGTCTAAACACTTCAGGTCTTGGTTGCCAGCCAAGTGTAATCAATGCAAGAGCCAAAAGAACAGAGTTTTATTTTGGTGATCGTGAAGCATTCATGCTTAGGCTCGAAGATGAAATAAGAAAGGCAATCGCCAATGCTGAAAGGGCAGGTTTAACTCCGACATTCAGGCTAAATGGAACTTCAGATATTAAGTGGGAGAAAATCATGTATGGCCCAGACAAGAAGAACATATTTCAGCGATTCCCAAATATCCAATTTTACGATTACACCAAAATCCCCAACAGAGGTAAAAAACCAGAACCAAATTATCAAATTGTATTTTCACGTTCTGAAGACAATGAAAGGTTCGTAAAGAAGGCTATGGAACAGGGCCAAAACGTAGCAGTTGTATTCGATAAGAAATCTGAACTACCAAACAAATGGGGTCCACAAGGAGGCATGATTTGGAACGTTATTGATGGCGACAGGAATGACCTAAGATTTCTTGACCCACCAAAATCTGTTGTTGGTCTTTCAGCGAAGGGGAGAGCCACCAGGGATACAACTGGTTTCGTATTGTATGGAACAGGGGTAATTGATGTGGATAATCTCAAAGAATACAGGAAAAGAGCGCAGAAAGACCCAAGCATCCTGGGCCAAAGAAAAATTGACGGAGAGAAGTTCGTTCCAATTCAATCTAAGGTATCAAGGGCATCGGCAGAAAGAACCGCAGAACTCCTTCGAACATCTGGCAGAAAAGCAAGAATTGTCGAGCACAAGCCAACAGTCGGAGGCAAGAGCAGAAAAGCATGGGCAGTTTACACACCAGGAGTTTATGCACGAACAAAATCTGGAGCAACTGTTGGATTACTTTCAAGACCATCGAGAAAAAGAATACCTACAGTTAGATCCTATTGAAGTAACGATATACACTATCATTTGATGGTTCGCCACCATAATCAGAATAGGGTTGAGCATCAATAATTACAGAGTTCTCTGGCGGTATGTTACCAATGAAATCAACTTCAACTTCTTCAGGAATAGAATTATCTCTGGCTACAAGCAAGAATATCAGTATGTTTTCTTCTTCAATCCATACCTGGACTGTATCAAAATCATTCACGTTATTTGTAATCAATTCCAAAGCATGATTGATTAGAGAATGCCTATTTTCTTCAGACATTTCATCCATTCTCGAAGGAATTGGCTGGCCGAGTTTTCTGGATACAAATTGAGTTCCTGTATGGAACTTTAGGCTGACTTCGAATAGCAATTCATCGAAACAAACTTCGTTCATCATGTGCATTGACTCATTGAAATCTTCATCATCCATCATTTAGATCCACCACGATTTTCATATTTCACATATTCCTAATCAATCAGATTACATTCACAGTTTGAGTTTGTTGTAAAGCCATGCAAACGGCAAAAATATGATTATTATTGGAACTAAGAACCAAGCGGCAACCAACATCAACCAATCCCTCTTTTCGTATTTCTTAATTTTCTGGGCAACAGAATCACCAACTAATTCGCAACGTTCAATATCATCTGCGAGTTCTTCAATATCATCTATGCTGAAGAAACCACCTTCTCTGGCTTCTTCAACAATTCCTTTCAACTCATCCACAACGTAATCTTTCAATTCTTCTTTTCTAAATCTATGTCTTGGAATCATATTATTCACCAATTTTGTTATTGTCTTTCTTCAATTTACCAGATTTCAACAAACGCTTTGCTTCATCCATTTTCATACCCTTTACGGTTCTCCTGGTCGAACGCTTCTCATCCTTCGCAGATTGTATAGTGTGCCTCAATCTCATATCAGGCTCATCTTTCCAATTATCCCTTCTTTTCTGCATATCTCTCGATATTCTCTGTTTATCACCAGGAGAATAAGTTCTTTTTGCATTCTTAGCTCGTTGCTTTGCTCTTTGGGAATCATCTATCCAATACAGGGCAGTTGCACCAGATACGCCATGAGCCTCGCCAATGGCTCTGTATGAAGCCCCTGTTGCCCTCATTCTTCTCATACTCATAATCATTTGACGATCCACTTTGTATCTTCTATCTTTAGCCATTATTTCACCTTCGATGTTAATATGTATGTTCCTTTTGGATATGGTGCATCCTTGATTGTGAAATCTCGAATGATGAAATATCTCGGATTTTTCTTTTTGATTCTTTTTAATTTAGATCTAACTGCATCAAGGCTACCTCGGTGTTCGAACTTTTCTCTCATGCTGAAGCCTCCCAAAGAAGAAGTGCATTGGCTAAACCAATGAATATCATAGCAACTGCAACTCTCCAATTTTTGCTCTCAAAGAAAGTAACAATTCCACCAATTACGAAAAGCAAACAAGCCAAAGCCATGAACCATTGTGATGGCGACATTATTCCTCAACCCCCAATCCCTCATGTGATGGGAAATCAACGCCTCTAAGGGGTGCTACAGGCACAAAATCATGCAAAGTCGGCCTTGATGTATGGCAAGGCCAACAAATCCACGTTTTGCACGTTTCTTTGCCTCCATCTCTGGCGATCTCCCTGAATACCCCATAGTGTGCGAGAGAATCACAAAGAAAACACAATCCACCCATTTGTGAAAAGGGGTCTGGCATATTTTTTTCCCGTTCTGCTTTTTCAGCAAAGAACCTCCTTCGAGAATATCCAGCATCACATGGCTGGCATCTCGCTTTACCATTGGTGATGAATGAATGTTTCATTGATGTTCCACAATCGCAACAAATAGCCATTATTCCACCAACCCCAAAACGCCTCTGAATATCGCAATTGGTTTCCCACTGTTAGCCAATTGAGTTACTTCAATAGTAATATCATCTCCAGCACCATCAATCATCTCAACAAAACATTTGCCCAAAGGCATAATCTCGATTACCTGGATGCCAACATATTCAGGAAAATGGTATTTCATGAACTCATACTCATCCCAATCATGGGCTAAACCAATTGGATCATCTGTATCCATCATGTATTGTCGGATGATGTAAAGGGTTGCTAATGCTCTTTCTTCTGTATTCAGCTTGGCGTGATTTTCTTCTCCAATCCATTCAGCCAATTTACTCATAGGCAAACCGACCTCAAAACCAGTTCCAAGTGTTCCATCTTCTTTTGTGAAAACAAAATCAACGTATTGTGGTGTTTTTGGGTCTGTTGTTGTTGAACCAAAAATAGCATGAATATCTCCAACTTTTTCAATTACCCAATCCACACCATAGGTTGCTTTTTCTGCAATTAACTTCGCTACATCAAATCTCATTCTAATTTCCTCCATGCGTAAATATCCCAAACAATTTCACCATTTTCCATCCTCTGCAATTGCTCGAAATGAGTCCAGCCATCTTCTCTCAATTTGGCCTCCCAATGTTCGAACATATCATGTTTAACTGATTCAGCATAGGTTCTTGTGAATACTTTGCCGCCAATAACGATGTATGTTCTTCTCATTCTTCATCAACCCCATGAACAATTTTTGTTAGTGAATCAACTATTGATTTTGCTTCAGGTAAACGGTCAAGTATTTCGATTACTGGAGTTTCTGCATCAATCCAGTCCTCCCATTCAGTCCACCAGCAATGACCATTTTTGTAATCAATATCGAACTGCTCTTTTGTATATCCATCAGTAAACAGGCATCTATTGTTGCATGCGAGAAAACCTTGACCGTCCGTATAACCACTATACATTCCTTTTTTGCATTTGTCGCAGATGGCTGGAAATAGATGTGAAAACTTAACTCGGTTTTCATTTACAATTTGTTCCTTAACGATGGTCATGTATCCATTTACAATTATTTTAACCATAACAGGACTATCTGAAATGTTTCCAGCGATCCATTCATCCATCAATTGAAGAATATCATTTGGACTAAGAACAATACCAGGTATTACTGCATCACGCATCCATGCTTCAGATTTATGTCCGTCCATGTATCCATCCTTGATTGTTTCATTTACCAATGGATAATTTTCTCCACGCTCTTTTGGTGTCGAGTAAATATCATCATGTGCCTCTCTCCATTCCTTCAGCATTTCTTCTTTAGAAACGAAAACCAAAGGTTCTGGTATTCCACCATAGGACCAAATCATTACTTCGAGAGAAGCCATCAATATCCCCTCCAAACCTTCAGGTGATAATTCACGATCTCCGCCATCAAACAATCAATTTCAGCATCGTGGGCATTAACCTGCAATTCTGCACTTGTAATTTTATCCAGGAGTATCTTCTTGGGTTCATCCCTGTAATATCCCTCGTAATTATCCCAATTTATCCAATAGAATTGAAGTGCATTTTTGTCGGATGGCTTATCTGATATAGAGCCAAAATGAGTATTGAAAGCATCAACTAATTTTGACCACCTTGTTCCCCAACCCTGTTCCATTTTCCATTCAGAATGATTCAGCATTATGCATCCAGGTCGAGAATCGCATAAGCATGAAGATGCAGGTTCACCACACCTTTGGTATGTATCACAATCCGTATCCTCAAAGATAGTCCTGGGCATCGAATTGCACAATTCAATTGTATCAGGTAATCTCCCAAGCTGAACATAATCAAATCCACGATTATATGCGATAAATCGCAACTTCATTCTCGATGTTGGGTGAAGTCCAGCCATTCGCATCATTTGTTTGATTCTATTTTCAAGGTTATACCAAACGTTTTGATATTCAATTTCATGGTTCTCAAGTTCTTCGAGTTTGATTCCATTTATTCGAAGTGCAGTAATTAGATCGTCTTGTTCTTGTTTAGCAATGCGCTCCATATCTGGCCTAACTGTAAAACTACCAGAATAAACCTCAACAGTTCCATCCTTCATGTATGCATAATCACGCTTTACAGAAAATGCCCAACCAATACTGACTATTTGTGAATCTCTCCCAAGACCCGTAGTTTCTGTATCAATAACCACATCAAATGGCTCATCCATGTATCTATCGAACCACATTTCCTTTTCATTAACTGGATAACTCATTCCCAATCACCCCTGAACTTTTCATCTCTCAATTCACTGGCGCAACCTGCAACCATCATTCCCATGTGACCTTCACTATGGCATCGGTTCAGGTATTCCTCTATGTGATCTTCGCATAGACCTCCACCATGAATGTAAAACATAGCATGAAACAATCTGCCCACCGCTTCTATTGCCGCTTCTGCATCAACGTCTTGATGTGCTTCAACGCTAATTTGTGCATTCAAATCAGTTCTTTTTGAGCAACCAGGGTGTGCACATATTCTGCTTCGAACATTTGGCTTTGGTGGATTAGAACAACACAAGCATGACCCGTCTTCTTCAATTGTAACTCCCCATTTTAGGCATTCTAAACACTTGATTACTTTCATTTTCTGGCCCTCCTGGTTTTCTTGGTTTTCTTGGACTTCAACATATTTGCTCGACATTTAGGGCACGTTGTTGTAATAATTGAACTGCCCTGAAGTAACGGGTTTGAGAACTTTGTCGAACAGATCCTACAAGTTGTCTTCTTTGGAACGTTTAATCGTTTTAGCATTTTAGCTCGCAATGATTTTTTTACACTATCCATCAAAAATCACCTTCAGGGCATACACAATGAACTTCACAAGACGCATCACCGTCAATGCAACCTTCGCATTCAGAAATGCTCAAACGCCCACAAGCACATGAAACACAATCACATACCTGGAAATCGTTGTTCTCGTAACCGCAATGTGGGCAGATGTATGATATGTTTTCATCTCTGAAACTTTTATTTCGCTTTACGAACTTCAAAGCGATCAAAGAAAAGAGCATTCTGAAAAACTTACTCATCTCAATAGCCTCGAATCGCAGACAATAACATCTCCAACTGCAAAATCATCAAACCCATTGGCTCTCATAATGACTGTTCCAGCCATATTTGGTTGAAGACCCCTAATTTTTCCTTCTTCATTTAGAATCATAATCAGGTTTTTGTGATCTATGTGAATATCACGATATGAAAAGTTCAAACTCTTTAATCCAATTACCTGGATATATCCACCAACTAATTCCTGTAATTCACTTAGAGAAAATGGTTCATCTCTGGATATGTCCTTTACAGGAACTTCTTGATTTGTTGGAAAAACGTATGCAATCATTCTAACTCCCCCTGAAGTTCAGCCATCATTATCCGCATTTCTTCTTCATGTGCGTCAATACCTGAATAGAATGCACCTTCATCATCACCCATGATGTATCCAGCATGATAAGCATATTCAGAAGTGATATTTGCCCACAATTCACCATTTGCCTTTCGGCCATATTTGCCGCATTCACTAATTCTTGTGTATTCACTCATAGAAGCCACCTCAACACCATAGAAGCCAGGATAGAACGTTCTGAAATGTTCATGCCCTGACTCATAACCTGTAAATCATTGATGGTCATGTTTAACAAATCGCCTTCGTTTTCTTTCTTGAGTTTGTTCACCGTTCTTTTTCTCATTGTGAAACCTCTGGCAACTTGATCCTCAAGAGTCCACCTTCGAACTTCATCTTCATCCCTATCTGGATTCGCTATCCATTTCTTATTTCCAAAGTTTGCAGATTCAACAGTTCCATCTTCGGCACGTTTTACATTTGAAATCTCATACTTTGAACCAACTGCAACCGCCTTTGTTGCCTTCGTTGCACCAAATGAGCAAAACTCTCCGTTAGGACATACCCAGTGAACAGATTTGCCTTGAGCACGTAATCCAGCATAAGTCCATGTTTCAACAAGAGTCATAGAGAATCCTCCTTTGAACATTCAGGATCGCAACAATATGTTTCTTTAGCTCGGAGAGTTGTAAATCCATCAGAATGAACTTCAATGCTTGGAGGCAATGTAATGATTGAATCTTTACCACATTCTGCACACTCGGATAAGTTCTCATAAGCCTCATCAACGATTTTCTCCCATTCAGGAGAGTCCTGTAGTGGGAACTTACTCATACAACCACCTCGAAGTCCTTCAATACAAATCCATATTCTGCCCAGGGATCTGGACCGTAAAGCCCATCCACTCTTTCACAAGCAATTCCAACATTCAAGCAACCCCATGTTGCTTCATCACCAGTTTCATCATCCCATCCATCAACAATACCTTTCTGGACTAAAGAAGCCATTGCGCCTCTCGCCTTCTTCATATCATTCTCTCTATGGCAAATGTATCCACCCAGACCATGACCTTCTGCGCTGAACTCATTGTGAACAAGTTGCATAATGATGTTCATTTCAAGTGGTGTAACTTTGATACTCATTTCAGACCCACCCTTTACAATCCACGCAGTAACTTCTGCCCTGGTCAATTGGAACAATAACGATGCCAGAAGAATTAGATCCACACTCGCAGAAATGATTCCCTTCTTCATCAACGTGACGTGCAATTTTGAAACAGTAATCATCTCCATTGTCTTCACCTTCATCAGCACAACGAATGCAGTTGCACAACCATTCACCTTCATGGAATACTCCAGAGGCAACCTTGAGCCGTTTCCAGCCAAAAGGTGCACAAACATACCAGGTATTATTTGTTACATCACAAATCAAATCTCCAACAGAAGTGCTTCGATGTTTTTCACCTACAACATTTGCATTATCAATAATCCGATTCATTTCAGGATAATCATTTTGAAATCTCTCGACCCAATACTCATCAACAGAATTAGTCCACCTGAAAAGCGCATGCGAAATTGAAGTGAAGGAAAACGCATTAAGAAAATTGACTCTGAATACAACTTCAAAATCTTCTGCAACATCAAACACCTTTTCTTTCATCTGCTCTTTATGGAAGAAGTAATTGTGATCCATGCTCTTTGCATGGAACACTTCAAACTGCCCTTCGAAAAAGGCAAAATTGTATTCATCCAATTCCTCATCATATTCACTTTCAATCATCATCTGCATATTCGACCCTACCTGCGCCATAATTTGAACGGTAAGCCTGAAGGTTATAGGCTTTGGGATAATTTACTATGCTTTGACCAGGGTTTCAACAGAAAGCAATACTGCGAGTAAAGGGATAGATTATTTCAATTATTGCTCGGCTAACGTATAGATTATCAAAACGGTTATATCCTGAACTGCGGTGGGCAGACCATGAACGCAAAAGACCAGATGTGCTTGCATACAGGTGGGGTAGCCGCCACAATCGAACAACTTTCAAACGTTAAGATCCCCGAATCAACCAAGACATATCAACCAGTTTCGCATCTTGAGCTAATCAACGTGGTTAAACAACAAGCAGAAAGAAACCTACCTGGATATGATTTCTATGACGAAGCATGGGGAGTATCACCAAAAAGCGGTGAAACATTTGGGCAAAAATTGTTCGGTGTAATATCATACAAGCACAAGGACTTCGATGAAATGGCTCTTTCAATTGGTGTTCGAAACTCATACGATCAGTCATTAGCGGCAGGTGTATGTATTGGCAACAAAGTATTCGTATGCGACAACCTATGTTTCTCTGGCGACATTCGAGTTAGCAGAAAGCATACAGGGGATGCTATGAATGATATTCAAAATCTTGTAAAGAATGCAATGTTGATTGCTCCAGCAAAGCACCGTTCAATAACAGAAGATGCAGAATTGATGAAGGAATATACGATTTCTGATGAACAAGCCTATGCAATTCTCGGTGTAGCCTATGGTAAAGAAATACTGAAGCCAAGACAATTGCTTAGATCCAAAGAAGCATGGCAAACACCTCCACAAGAGGATTTTGAAGAAAGAAATCTTTGGTCACTATACAATGCTATGACTGAAGCACTCAAGACAAGCACTGCGAGAGAAGTTCTTGAAATGCATACTGCCGCACATAATATGGTGATGAATGATGGCATTGACGTTGCAGAAGGTTTCACACCCAGGTTGGTGGCTTGAATATGTGGACTCCAAAAGATTTGAAGGAAATTGAAGAAGAAATATCAAATCTTCACGAACAAATAATTGAACACACCAAGTCATTACCGAATACAGAAGATATGCAGTTTGTTTACAATCTATCCGATATGGGAACTGCATTGTCTGTTCTCGAAGCAACCAGAGAGAGAATGCTTGAACAGTCAAGTTCAGCAAATCTTGAACTAATTGAACACAACAAAAATCTAACTCAACCGAATCAAAGTGAATATGATCGCTTCTATGGTTTGGGCAATCTCAAGGATGCATTTGTTAATGCGAATGACCTTCATGTTGAAGAAGACGATGAAGGAAAATTGATTCTTGAATATCCGTCCAGGGAAAAATGGTTTCATATTCTAATGACTTTGAAAGTGAACTCTGGCAACGGCTCAAAATTGAATTGGATTCCAGGTGAATGAATTGGCTTTCATGATGGTTTTTGGCTCATGTGTTAATTGCGGTGTATTCATGGGATTTAACCCAGAAAAAGTTCCATCAATAAGGGTCAATGGTATTCGAGAACCATTGTGTAAAAAATGCTTCATCAAGTGGAATGAAATACATCGAATATCAAAGGGATTAGAGCCAATGAAAATATCTCCTGAAGCATATTTCCCTTCACGTATTTCTCCTAACGTTGCCGACATAGATTGAGTATCCTCTCGCTTTTGGAATTACTCGAACATTTCTTCCAGTTCTGGATCTAATTGCTTGTGCAACAAATCTGCCGTATTCTCTGCCCTTTGCTACGCCAATTTCTGCAAATTGATTCCCATTGATATTTCTGATTCTATTGTATCTAATTGGGTTATTCCAGCTTGAGGGTTTTCTAACCCTGCTAAACCTGGCTTCTTTTGGTATTCCCCTCTTGGTTTTACCAGTGAACAAGTATTCAACTTCAGAGCCTATTGGTGGTGGATTCTCTCGTATCTCATCATTCAGACCAGAACCTAATTTCCACTTAATTTCTGGATTGTCTTTCAATTCTAAAACCAAAGAACCGACTCTGCCTTTGTTTCTCCCAAGTCCTTCTTCATAACCAGATACAATACCTTCTTCTGTATCAACGGGCTTCACTTTGAAGATATTGTTAGATCGCTTACTCCCTCCATCACCATATTCGTATGGTTCTTTCATATCTCGCAACATAATTCCTTCTCCCCCTGCTGGAACTATGTTTTGACTTAGGAAATCATCAAGCCAATCGTTAAACTCATTGAAACCATCTTCAGTTCCCTCTAAATCATTCCAATATCTAATTTGTGGAACAACTCGATAACGATGGGGCAATGTGTTTTCATTAAGCCAAAGATTTTCTTCAATCCCTGCACCAATTACAGGGACATCTGCAAACTGATTTACCAGGTCTGCATCAATTGTTAGGCCATGTTGTGTCGTCTTGTATGGTGTTGTTTTCACCAACGTTCCCAGAACCGATTGTTGAACTGTTTCTCGAACATCTGTTTCGTAAACACCAACAGTTTTGATACTCGGTTTGACTTTTTTCTGGCGATCCAATTCATCTTCAATTTGGCTTTTTGAATCATAGAAGAAAGTTCCGTATGTGTTAGGCATTGTATTTGGTTGAAGAACATCACCATTAGAACTCAACCTATTGTATGGTGGGTTGTCGTATTTTGCTTGGAACATTTCAATTAGGCTATTCATCGGCTTTCTAACTTCTTCAGAGTTTGGAAATGCATTATCGGTCATTTCTCTCATGTGGGAAACCAAGTCCTTCTTCGTCCACATATATTTGCCCTTAGATTTCAGATTTCTTGCTCTGGCCGCATGGTCGAATGACCTGTAAGGCCATGCAAGAACCATTTCTTCTCCAATGTATCTGGGTTCACTCATCGAAAGCAATGCATCATAAGCACTTTCAAAATCAACAATCATTTTACCCATGCCGTCTTCGAGTTCATATAGAGTTGGAGAATCGAAAATCATGTATTGAACGTTAGCCCACCTGGATTCGTCATATTTTGGGCTATCCTTGCTTGTTCTGGCGATAGAAGCAACACTCTCCCATGAATCCCTGCCAGTCCACAATTCACCGTCTAATTTGATGTTTTTTGGTAAACCATCTGTAAACCAGCTCGGAGCATCAAATGTGTTGCCGTCTTTTGATAGAAACTTCTCTCCATCCCAAACCGCCCTAAAACCATCCAACTTTTCGCTTATACCATAATTTTGGTATCCTTGTTTCATTACTTTCTTCTTGTGATCCTTGAATCGTTTTGCTTTCATTACCTTTGGATTCATGAAAGAAGCCCTGCTTGCATCTCCAGGTCCAGAACGCTTCGATAATTTCCTGGTTGAAATAAATGGACTATCTGTATCTGTATATCCCTTTGAACGCTTATCCTTTTCCTTTTCTTTGGCGAACTTAACCGCATCAGAATTATTATCAAATGATTTCTCTTGAACCCTCAATTTAGAACCAGTTCTCCCATACTCAATTTTTACCATATTATCAACAACGTCTATTTTGTAAACCTTGTCTGAACGGTTGTCTTTGTAAGACAAATCAACAGGTTTCCAACTCAAAGTTATCTCCCCCATCTTCCTGTTTTTGAATTGAACTTCAGAACCTCTCCAGTATTTTGGGATCTCCGCCACCATGTAACTCCACCTGGAGCAATTCTTTGAACCATTACTCTTTTTCCATTGGGCATTATCTCCCAAACAGTTCCAGACCAAATGTTGTAATTAGCTGGCATCGTTGTATTGAATGGAGAGAACCTTTTACCGTTCCTCAAAGTGCCCGTAATCTGATATTGTCTTGGTGCTTTTGATTTAGCCATTGCTCTCCATTCATTGTATGATTTTTGAGTCATAGTTCTGGTTGGAGGCTTAACTCGGCTACCCCTGGTATTACGCCTCCTTTTGGTGCTCATGCATTTTAGTTTACAACAACCGATTATGACGGTATCGGGATCTTAAAGTCAAGAAGCACGTTTCCAGAACCTTAATTTTGATTTTCGTGGCTTTGGTTTTGGCTTGTAATTGTATGGATATTCAGGCAATATGTGATTCCTACCGCCTGTTCTTCGAACCTTTATTCCCAACTTCGGTATATTCCTCTTGGTTGTTAGCAAAGGAACACCTCTCGGTTTACCTCCACTTCTCATCACTTCTGCATTATCAAGCCGCCTTTGAAGACCAGGTGAATGACTCATGGAATTGTAAACGTGGTTTTGGTTCGCAATATCAACTGGTGTTTCTGAATAAACACTGTAATGGGTTTTATTTCCTACACTGTATGGAACTAATCTAACTCTGCCGACATTATTTCTTCGAAGAAAATCCGATAGAACCTCTGCCTGTTTTCTATTCCTGGCATCTCCAATTATGTGACCAGTCCATGAACCGTCAAAACGCCTTCTGCCTTTTCCCTTTGATTTGTTGAAATCCCAATTTCTTGTAGCAAACCTTTCTCTGGCCGCACCAAAAGCCCTTGCTAAAGGAACTCTGGATTTATCATCAACGGCTTGTTTGCTAATCATTACTGCAACATTTTCACGTTGCTTTGAATTGCTGATGATAGGATTTTTTCTGTTGTTGTTGGCCCAAACATCAACCGCTACTCGGGCATCTTGTCTTGATACTCCCTTAACAGAAGCCAATTTGCTAATTGTTGAAGTTCTTTCAAGTGGATCACTCAAATCAATAGGACCGCTTCTTTCAAGAATGCGAAGTATTTTCTTGTTGCTCATTTATTCCGCCTCCTGTAGTATGTATGTCTGTATTCTGGGTTTTTTCCATTGACTCTTTTTGGTATCTTTTTGTTGATATTACCCTTTTTGTAAACCATTCTATCATGTGGTGTAGCCAGGATTCCGTATTTTTTTGTCTTAGCGGCAGTCAAATCTCCCCAAGCAGAGTTCTTAGATTGTTCGGAATCGAAAAGTGAAGAAGCAGGTCTTACAAGGTTCACATATCGAGTCACCCGTTTTTCTTTCGGCCATATTTTTGGCTTTACCTCAATAGTTCGAACAAGGAAACCATTCTCTCTGTTTTTCTTCGCCATTATCCTGGCGGCTTCTTTTGTTTTCCAGAAAATCAAGTTATCCCATTCGTTAGATTGATACAATTTACCTTGATATTTTCGAACATACCTATCCTCTGCCTTTTTGCCGAAGTTTTCAGTATCACTCCAACCTTTTCCCATGTGATCTATGAGTTTATCTCTATCACCACCAAAAGCCATTCTCAATGTCGGCCCTCCAAGTCGCCTGAAACTATTGCCTTCACGTTTAGCAAATCCCATAATTCCGACTCTGCCTTTTCCATCCCATGTTTTATCTGGAGTCCTACCAGCAACATTACCCCAAGTTCCCCCTGAAATTAGAACTTCATCACTATTGAACTCTGAAGTATCGTATTTTGTATCATCCCCAAGCAATCGTTTCTTAGTCCAGCCGCCATTTATGTCCTCATCGAAATCGAGAGGATTACTTTGTGCAACCATTTTCCACTCTTTGTATTTATCATCAAATTGTTTCAGAGTCAATTTATTTCCTGTTTTCTTTGAATCGAGAACCCAATCCTTCAGCCAATTCTTGACTTCTTCAGTTGATATTCCCTCATAGAAAATGTTGCGAACTTCTGCTTCAAGGCGTTTGGTTTCAGAATCATCATCATCCTTTCTATCGAACAAGCCTTCCATCAAGAGGTCAAGCCCTCTGTCCGAAGGTAAATCATCACCCAACCATTCTCTCCCTTTTTTGTATTCTGTTTCCCAACCGTTAAGATCGGTAAATTGGTTGCCAATTCCTTTCGATTCTATGAAATCAAGAACATCTTGTGGTATATCTTCTCCGTTAGCAGAATACAAACCTCTCTCACTTAACCTTGCTAAATCATCACCATTCAATGTTAGTTTAGATGTGAAGTTTTCGAATCCCAAGATTTGTTCTTCAACCGCATTAAGAGTTCTTTCAATCCAATACCTGTTACTATTTTCGTAATCAGGTTCAGAATAATCAGCCATAGGTTTCGTTACTTGGTCAAGTTGATTTCGAAGCCAATTGAAAAGTCCAGAAGTGTTAGATTCTATTTGGTATGATTCCTTCTCAAATCCACCAGGTAATTCAAAGGGCCATTCAGAGAATTGACCATCTTCGAATATGTCTTGATTATCAACAACAATTCCAGAACCAATCACTCCAACCCAATTTTCTGGGTGATTGTATTGTTTCCCCAAGTTTGGAGAACCATACATGCGGATCACTTCTCCTGTATCGAGAATACTTTCTCCTTTCTGATATATTGACTCCAGGTTAAGTTGATTTTCTGATAGTGATGCTTCGAGCATATCCTTTGTATCCTCTCCCCTAATTTCGAATATCCTGGAAGCATTTGGCGAAAGGTCTGGGCTAAGTTTTACTCCACCGACATTGTATTCTTCTCTATCTGGCAAAGATTCCACATCATCAGCTACAATTGATGAATATGAATCACCATTTTTCTGAATAACCAAAAATGAACGTTCATCTATGTCTTCACGATCTATCCAATTTATCTCAACTGCTTCAGGCGGTGGTTCATCTAAAGAGCCAGTTAGCAATTTTTCTGAATATGATTTGGCGGCTTTTTCAGAACCAAAAAACAACTTCTTATCGTTTCCATTTTGGTCACTGTAAAAAACAGACCATTCTAAATCAACGGAATTACGCCATGAATCCACACCATTTTTGGTATAACCGCCTCCATCTCCCATGTTAGCAATTGCACGAACCCTTGTTGGAACATATTCAAGTTCTTTATCCAAACGATTTGCAGTTAATTCGTTTAATTCATCACTCCAGGGTGAAACACCATTTAGATCCACAATCGAGTTTATCTTGCTGATGAATCTGTTTTTATCGGGGCTTTTATCGTTACGAAGCCACCTGTATCCTCTCAATTCATACCACTCATCACCATCATGCTCAATGGTATAATTCCAACCCGAATTGTTTTTTCCCTTATCCAAAGCATCTATTCCTGGTCTAATGTAGCCCCAATCTCCTGTAATTGGAAGTAATGGACTGTTTGAAGGCCACGTCCATAAGGCTTCATCAGAATCCCATTCACCGCCCTTCTTCGATTCCCTTCCTCTAAGCAAACCGATTTCTGGAACTAATTTCACATCTTCTTCTGATGCTTCAAACCGATCAATCCATTTTCCATTCTTGTAATATCCACTATTCCATTTTTGTGTATTGATATTTAGCAAATGTGTTGGTTGGTTTACTATTGGCGAATATGCGACCAATTGTATGTTTTCTAAAGTTGAATGTTCTTTTTCTTCTGCGAATGCTTCAACGTGGTCTTTTTCCTTATTGTAAAAGTCGTTGTAATCAAGTGCAACGAACTCAAATATATCAGAATCAGGATTAGTCACGTCTATGTTTCTGTATCTGTAATTTTGGTGGCTTTGAGAACCCTTGTATGCTTTTCCAGCTAATCTGTTTTCTTCTGAATAAGTCCAAAGACGATTTAACCAGGTGTCTGTTACATCATGTTCTTCACCGTATTCATTTTTAATTTTTATTTTATTAGAAGAATCAGACCAAACATCATCATCATTTTGAAACGTCCTAACACTGTTCAACAAACCCTCGAAATGTATGTTCGCAATTCTCCCTTCAAATGTATCAAGAAACCTCGCATCCTTAACAACCATATCCTCGTCTTTCTTACTCAAAACCAATTTGCCTTTAGATGGTCCATCCTCAACGAATAGTGGACTCATCACATTCTTAGTCATTCTTTTCATCAGCGATTTCCTTGAATTGTTGCTATTCATGGTTAATATCTCTCTCACAACCCAAACATCTGGATCTAATTCATTCCTCGTTATATTCTGATCCCATAGTTTGATTGGTTTCTCTCCAGACCATGATTCAGTTACCTTATCAATCCAATTATTTGGTTTGATAGAATCGTAATTCAAATCTGAAGGAAAATCGGGCGAAGACAATTGCGCTAATCTCCAATCCTTTCTTTTGCTTTTTCCTTTGCCCTTTCTCTCCTGTTGAAGAAGGGCCTGTGCAGTAATGAAGAATGTTCCATCTGATTTGTGGGTTGTATGGAATAGTATTGGAACGTCCGTCTTGTTGAAAGTGCTCGGATTTACTGCTCCCATTGGCGTAATCTCAAGCGAACGCCAACTCTGCATATATCACTCGAAGTTTTTTACACTTTCAAGTATTCCCGCAACGCATCCATTAAAAGCACACTTCATGCCTTGAATGGTCCGACAAGGACGTGATGATTTCCACCTACAGAAACTATGCGAACACTTCTCCTGGAACGCCTGATTTTACTGGCTACTGACTTTGCTTCTTCTGAATCAGATGTGTTGAATCTGCTGATGTAATCAACACCTCCAAACCGCCTAATTACCTTCGCCATACTTTGCGATTCTTTGAACAGGCCATAAAGGGATCTGTTTCAAAACATCAAGGGTCGTTATTGATTCCAGAATGTTCAGCAATGCTATCCATGACTTCACGTTCAGCATTATTCCACCTTTTCAAAGCAGAATCAGTTGGTGTTTTGAACTTGAATGCCAAATCCCTTGCAGTATCTAAGTGCCATTGAAGACCCTTCGAGAACTTAGGCTCTCTGTAAACCACGCTCTTATCCCATTTGTTGCCATTCCTTCTAATTGTTAATCCAGCATTGGCTTCGCTCATAGCACACCATACTGCACTCCATATCCTCTTTCTCATTTCTCTCCTGTTCATACGTTTCTCTCCTATGCGCCCCCTTTGGAACGCTCCGTAGTTCCTACTACCAATCTATCTATCGTATAAGATTTATTTCGACACATATCTGTCGTTTTTTCGCCAAAAATCAGCCCAAAAGCAATACTGCAAGCCAATTTACAAATCCTGGCTTCGACACATGGTAAATCGGCTACTTTTGGTCATAATTTTGAACCGATCATGCACGATTTTGTTGCATTTCAAAGACAATCCACAAACCATGCATGAATCAATTTCATTTTTTGTTGGCTTAATGCCTTCAGGATAGGAGTTGAAGGTGTGAATTACACCAGAACCTAAAGTTAGAAAATGAATCATCAGAACATCTCGATTTTCATTTTATCATCGGTCCAACCATTCTTGAAAAGAAGTTGGAAAAGATGTATAGTCCATATTGTAGCACCCAAGAATACGAAAACTCCTTCTTCGAGCTGACTACCTCTAACAATTACCCACGAACTACCCACAAAAGCCAGAACATCTGTTATTGGATTAGCCAGGTAACTTCTGTTGTTGTCTGCACTTTGCATTTCACTCAATAAGAAATACAGTATTCCTGTGATCGTTCCAAAAAATATGAATCCATTTATTGATAATGCCGTATTTGCATCTTGAATTACGGATTCTTCAATCATTGTTAATCCAGCCCATACAAACAATACGGGAACGATAATCACAAGCACAAGCGTTATTGGGGTCATTTTAGTCATTTTCAAGCCTCCACGTCTTTTCTAATTTCATCGAATATGCCCAACAAAAAACCGCCTATTGATCCAATCGCAATCATTGACCAGACGGTGCTACCGTCACTTATTCCATTGAATATCGAGAGAACAACTGCAAATACCCAGATGGTATAGATTTGAAGGCTTGAATCAAAACCATCACCATCCACTAAAATCACACCAAAAAAATCCAAAAACCCCTCATTAACAAACATTACAGTAAAAAATCCGCTAACAATAACACATGCAAGCAATTCCCACAATTCAAACTCTGAATCACCAGTCAAAAACCAATATGTGATTGAAAATAATGCTGAAGAAAAAAAAGCAACGGTGGTGAAATCTATTACTCTGTTCCAACGAATCATAATCTAAAACCCTCCAAATCATCATGTAATCCATCATTGTCTGCATCATTTACATCTGATGGTGGTGTTGGAGTAACGAACCATCTTGGGTGACTGTATTCCCTGGTCTTGTCTGGATCAAGTGCATTGAAGAAATCCTGTCCAGCACCAGTATTATCTGTTCGAATCATTGATTGTTCATCCCAATCTTGAGAAGTTGCCCCAAGAGCATCTATTACTGCAACCCTATCATCTTCACGCATTGTTCCTAATGATTGAAGTGAACCATCACTCATAGCCATCTGCAAAGCCAAGAACGATGTTCCAAGCATACTGTTCGAAGGTGGTGCGGCAATAATCTGCCCCGTTCTCATATTCATCAAACCAATTCTGCGTTCTGATTGAATCATGAAAATATATGGCGGCAAACTATCGTTGGAGTTCTTTGGATATACAATGAACTCTTTTCCTTTACGCATTCTGCCTCCCTTCAAAGTTAGGCTCAAAGTTCCCATTACGTTTCTTCTCAAACCACTCACTTCAGTTGGCTTTTTTGAATTGAATTGGCGAATCGAACCAGGGAACATTTTCAAGATCTCATCAACATCGGATTTTTCCTGTTTGGTCATTTCCCTTCCTTCTCTCGAACATTTACCGCACGATTTCAGGCGAGTATCGGTCCAATAGGGGGGTGTTCTCCCACATTTACCACACTTTACACCTCGCGTCATAGATTTCTCTGCATTGAATAATCTCGGCTCAAGACGCTGTGTTGGAACGCTTTCAGTTAATCTTCTCCACTCAACGTTGCCCGTATTTTGATTGTCTGCATACCTCTCTCTCATATCCATTCTAATGTTATCGAGTTCTTGTTTTGAGTATCTGACTTTATCAGATACCCATAATGAATATCCATTTGCTAATTTGATAACTCTGGCGTTATATCCAGCATCTCTGTAAACTTGTGCTCTTTCTCTCATCGTTTCTTTTGATTGAAAAGTTCCTTGTTGGTTTAATGGTCTGCCCAAACTCGTTCTCGCCATATCACCGCCAAGCGGCAACAAAGTGTATCTTTGATTACCAAACTTTCGAGTCCTATTGTTTGTATCTGGATAGAAACCACTAATTCTTCTGCGAGCTGAATATCCTCTTTTTCTTTGGCAGTTAGCGCAATTGCACCTTTTACCGTCTTTCATCCCACCAGAACAACCGCAACTACCCATAGCGATCACCTTCTGCGGTAGTCAAATCGTGCGGTGTCTGGATATGTTGGGGTGAATCTCCTTCTCCCACCAGTTGAGCGATTTAATGCGATTTTTGTTTGCCTTTTTGTTCCATACTTGTCTATGTAGTCGTATATTTCTTTTGATATTCGCCTATGAACGTTGGAATCGTTCATCCAAAGGCCCGTTCTGCCTATTTGTGAACGATAAGCATGCACTGTCGGCAGGTTTCCATTTGTTTGAATTGAAAAACCTCTTTGATTGCCCCAGGTCGGTTTTAATCGGATTATTGAGTTACCATTAACATCAACGCCAACGCCAACTATTTTTATGTCTGCATCCAATACAGGTATTTCAGATCTAAATGTTCGGTTTCTCGCCATCAGCGTTTCCTCCGAAGATACAGGTTTCCTCCAGGCGCGCCTCTCCTTGTTCGAGTTCTTTTAATCATAGTTGAACGCCATTTCCTGTCCTTCGGCCTCTCGTAAACAACATATCCGCCCTTTACTGGAACTACTCGCGCCAAGTGAACGCCACCACCTGCCTTTCTCTTTCGAATGTTTTCAGCAACTCTCCTTGCTTTGGCTTTAGTCATTGGAACTGCAACATTTCGTCCAGGTTCATCCCAGCGATCCCATTGCACTTTCTCAATGCTTCTTTTAGCGGCAGGTGTCCTCCATGTAACATTCGCCATGTTTGGTTTGTATGTTGATTGCCTTTTGAAGAAAACCCTTTCGAAAGGCCCATCTGCACTCTTTGAATAGGTATTATCACATGAACAACCGTCATACGTTTGGCCGCATCTTAAACATATTAGGCGTTCTCCAGAATCTATTCCTTCAGAGTAATCTGTTTCATCAACAGCCCAGCCTCTTATTTCACTATCATCAAAATCCCAATCAATTTTACGAACTTCTTCTTCTTGTTGTTCTCTGATTAAATCAGATCCATCAACTTCATCCTTTTCCATATTCCATGACTCAAAGAATCCAGTGGGCATCTCGAAGTATTCATGTGGGATAGCATAGTAATCAAGCAATACGGGTTTACCATCAATAATAGTGAAGTTCCCCATGCCTAAATCCTGTTCCCAAACCCACTCTTCTAAACTGCCCTTTACATCTTCTGTAATGTTTCCAAGCTGATATTGATTATTGATTTCATTTAGGACGTTAGTTCTCCATTCTTTTTCAGCATCCCTGTATTTCAGCCACTTCTGATATATTTCGTTTGAATCTTCATAATTCTGCTCACGTCCTTCTCTTTTACCTGTAGCAACTTGAATGTGGTAATTTAATCTCCCAGAATCAAACATCATCCAATCATCAATGGTATCCACCCTTCTTTGAATAACTGATTGTTGCCCCATGTATTCGTCTGTTAATGCAACCCTGGCTGGAACAATAAAATCAAGCATGAATGGTGTCTTCTCTGCAAAATGAAGTGTAACATGATCCTCCCAGAAACCGCTTGTTCCATGTTCTGTATCTAAATCTCCTTTACGTTCTTTCGCAGGTAACGGTAAATCATCCAGGTAATAGCGGTTAATCTTCAGAACATTATCATCTCCTGGTTGTGCAAAAACCCACCTTTGTTCTCCACGCCCGATGTATTCTAAATCTAAATCTAACTTTTCAGACAATTTATCAATATCAGTAATGATTCCGTCTGGATCTCCAAAAGCCTTCAAATCATCTCCTGTTCCACCAGATACTCTCAAATCATTAGGATTGAGTAATTTGTTGTAAACTGCAACACCATCATTCCATTTCCGTTCTTGTCTTTTCCAAAGCCCTTCTGCTTTATCTGATTGCATAGGTGATGGAACAATGTAATTACCACGCTTTGCTAATTGTGATGATGCAATATCATACATGTATGTGCCCAATCCTTGATTTTGTGCCCATGTTTCAATTTTAGCATCAAATGGATAATACGCCTCCGCAGAACTATCCACATTTTCCCTTGAAAAAAAACCACTTTCTGTTGGCTGGGGTGTTTTTATGATCTCCAAAGAACCAATCTTAATGCCTTCAGAATCAGTGGCAACCATTTCGAGTTTGCCTTTTCTATGATTGTATTTTGACTTTATTTTTATTTTTTCTCTCACTCCAAAAATAGACGTGCCGTTCAATCTGTAATTACCTTCAGCACGTTTTCCATCTTTGGAAATTGTAGTTTTGCCCCTGCTCAATCGAAATCACCTTCTGCGATTTCCACCAACATATACTCTCCATCCACCAGCACCAGGAATTACCCTTGCATTTCTGCCCATCCTTCTGATGTTAATTGCGCTTGATACCGCCTTTGACTTTGATACTGCATTACTCGAACCTAAGAACTTTTGACCCCTGATTTTACGGTGATATTTACGTTGAGCAGATGATTTTCTTCTGGCGAACTTAGCAGTTGGTATTTTGCCTCTCGAAGCCCAATTAGGAGTTTGTGAACTCGCCCTGCCTGTGGTAGTAAACCATAGCGGTGTAAATCCAGGGCCATATTGTTGTGGGATAGCATTCAAACTAATCAAACGCTTTCTGCTCCACTTCTCTGTTTGGAATCCAGCAGGGTATCCTCTTGACTCTGCGAAATCATCTGTATAATTTATTACCAATACAGATCCACCAGCATTGAACTTGTATTCCCAACTCTTAATCGCATCACTTGGTATTTGACCACCAAGACCCGAATTAACAAATCGAGTAACCCATTGCTTATCGAGTTCGTAACGTTCCTTTGAAACTTGGTTGTCTGCAACAAGATCACCAGAAGATTGAACCAGATTCTCTAATTTCAATCGTTCCTCTGCCTCTTTTTTCAATCGGTCCTCTTGTTGCTTTTCTTCTCTTTTGCGTCTGGCTTCTTTCTGCGCTTCATCAGCCTTCCTTTGTCTTTCTGCACGTTCATTTTCTCTCTCAATGATTTCAAGTGGTGATAATCCACTATCAGCAGAAGTTCTCGTAATGCTTCTGTTAAGTTCTTTCAGTTGCCTCTCCAATCTCTCCCTTTCAGCTCTCGCTTTAACAACGGCACTTTCAGGGTCTTTTTCTTCTTCGGTTTCAAAATCAACATTATCATAAGCACCCTTAGCGGTGTTGCCGAGAACATCAACGTATTGGTCTGGCTTGGCTATATTGTAAGTCACCTTTTCTCCCTTTGCATTGATTACTGTGAACCCTCGCATCCGACCTCTTTTGAATGATTCTGGATTAACAAATGTATTGTTAGCAATCAAACGTTGGAACTCAACCTTGCTCAAAACCTCTCCGTCCTTATTGTAAAGATATGCTTCAATTTCCTTGTCTAATCGGGCAAAACCCTTCCATTTCTTAGGGGGAAAGTTTCTTTCTGTATATGGGCGATTAAATGCCGACCAATTTTTACGATCCAATGTTAGATTCAGTTCATCCCTCTGATATGCATTCCACAATGGCCCTTGCCTTGCGAAATCACGCTTCAATAATTCAAGCATATCATCTCTAACTTCAGCCTCGAACATATTTTCGTATTCAGGAAAAACACTTGCGGCCTTTGTTCTCGATGAATTGAAAACTCTCCTAACAAGGCTCTCATCCTCATCTCGAATAAGACCATCCCAAACAAGAGCACCACCAGCCAGAGCACCAACACCAATCCATGCGGCATTATCCTCAAGGAATTGTTGTAAATCTGATGTGTTATCATCAATAGTATCTCTCAATTCACCAGCAGTATCTATCTCTGATGCTTCAGTATTGTTTTCAGGCCCAAACTGTTCTGAAGGCAAACCTGGTTGATTCGGCCCTGTTCCTGTAACTGGTCCTGTAACTGTGCCTCCTGGCATTGTTCCCGAACCTGGTGTTCCTGAAGGTGGCGGTTGTGGAGGGTTGATTGGGCCAATAGTTCCTCCTGAGCCATCATCTTCTGGTATCAGTCCACCACCACCAGGTCCAATTGGATCTCCTGGCGTTATTGGTGGTGTGTATCCACCAGACGCACCTCCACCACCAGTTACTCCACCACCAATTGTTCCAATTGTTCCAATTTTATTGCCTGTATTTGGTGCACTTGATTGAAAATTAGGAATCAAATAGGGGTCTTTCTGTATTGAATCTCCCGTTCCTGGAATAATGCTCCATTGCCCTAAATCTGAATTGTATCTTGGTAATCTGACTGTTTGGTGAATCTTAGGTTTACGCAACGTCTTTCTGTATGCTTCAGCCTCTTTTTTTGTCTTGAAACGCCTCATGGGTCTGCCTGTATCTCGGTTCATAACAACCCATTTGTTTGATTCTTCAGACATTTAGAAAATCACCATCCTGTAGTTGGATCTCCGTCAAAGTCGGCTTCAGAAGCAGAATATCCTATTGCACCACCAATGAGGCAACCGCCAGCAAGTGCGACTCCATCAGCAAATGGTAAAGGCCCATCTATCCAACTTATCGCAAGCCATGTTCCGCCAGCCGTAGTTGCACAACCAGCCAAAGCACCTTGACCTCCCGTTAGCAAACCATCATCTTCAGGACCATAATTGCCGAATCCGTATGGTTGTGGAGTTCCATAATCAACATAACCGTCTGGAACTTGGTCACTCCAAATATCTCCGTTACCATCTCCATCAATATCAAGCAATACTGGATCTGCTGGTATCAAACCGAAGAACTGTGTTTGTATCGCTAAGATGCCAACAACAATAGCAATTACCGTCAATGCGAAACCATAACCCTGGAAAACGCCACCATCTTCATCAACATCAGAATCAGTTGAGAAATATACGCCAGCTAAAATTAGAATTGGAACACTAATTACCAAAACTGCACTCGACCATTCGGTAAAACCCCATGAATCGAAGTCAATTCCAAAAGAAAAATCAAATGTTACAGTTGCTATTGCGATCCCAACAACCAGAATCAGTAATCCGATTCCAATTATGGATGCAACAGTTACTACTTCATCATCTGTAAAATCCGAATCGGCCATTAGTCAAAAGCCCCCCACCAATCGAGAATGTAATAGAATGTTGAGCCTGTTCCTGTGACTATCAGAAAGAACCAGATTCCTTGTTCTCTCTGGAAACTCATTTGTGCTGAACTCAAGGTCATAATCAAACCCCCAAGAGCAACGAAAGCCAAACCTACAACAACCAAGAACAATCTTAATCCATCATCGGTTATTTCATCCATCTCATCATCAATCACTGGTTCATCCCAGATTACTTCGAAAGCATCAATTCCAGCAAGCAACAATAGCAAGCCTCCAACTGTTGAAAATAAAACAATTCTTCGTTCACGTTGCTTGTCTGGCAACAGACCTACGGTATCGTCCATGAGCATGGGTTCGACTTGCACCATTTATGAGCAGTTCGCACCTATTATGTTTGAATGCACACTTTTCAACGCTTCTTTCTGTTTCCAATGTAAACTCTAAAGCCGTTTGAAGAAGGAATTACTCTTGCGTTCAACCCCTTATTTCTGATGATATTAGCGACATTTCTTGCATCATTTTTAGTCATTTGACGGTTCGAACCAAGAAACACATTTCGATTTATTGTTCTTGAATATCTTCTTCTATCAAATTGTCTTGAATCTGGTCTTTTGAATAGATCTGTTTGACTTTGACCTGAACCAATCATTGATACTGGTTTCCCACTAATCTTGATTTCATCCTTTCTTTTTTTCATCCCCTTTCTTGTTTGCTGGAATGAAGCCATTCCTCCAGCCAACATATCATTCACTTGATACAAGATGCTAATTAGTGCCGTTCCATCTGCTCTTGATGTGCTATTAGCAAAATCACTTTGAACAAACTCCATCGTATCCACACCGTATAATTCTCCACCAACAAGAACAGGCATTGCGTTCCCACTCCAGCCTCCCTGCATTATCCCCCAATCGTTGAGAAGTTCTTCGACTTCTTCTGGTGTATCGGCCAATTCATTTGCTTTGTTAATCGCATCAGTTATATGACCTTCAGAAATCAGAATTGCCGCAACTTCACCATCATTTCCTTGACCCTCAAGCGACTCTTTCATTTCTTGAATATCGGATATGTATGATTTCTCCAGGTATTCCCTGACTACATCTGAAGATTCTGGGTTTGATTTGAGCCTTGAACTTAGTTCCATCATTATTGAGCGATCCTTTTCACTAAAAGAAGTCCAAATGGTGTCGTTAGGCCAACCGTCTTCATCATCTGGTAATAGTTGTTCAAACATCTCAAATACATCGTTTGGTAGTTCCATATCACTACCATCTGGAAATGTTTTACTTTCAAAAAAATCCTTGAATGCTTCACCCATCGGTTCATCTTCATTGAACATTATTACTGGCCTTATTGCTTGGAACTCTTCATTGTAGTTTTCTTTGAATGGATCTCTTTCAGAATATCCCATATCCACTTCCTGAAGGTATCTATCCATTGGACTGAAGGCATCAGCAGTTTCGATAAAAAAAGTTGCACTGTTAATTGCATCCATTACCTCTTGTAAATACAAACCTTGTTGGCCCAATGAATTATCTCCAATTCGCCTCCATGTTTCTGGATCTGCGGCATTACCTCTCCCATAATTCCCTTGAGTCCATGCAAGACCACCAAGTATTCCATTTTCGTCTTCCATAGCAAATTGATAACTTGCTCTTTCATCCCAGGTATTTCCATTGTCGCTGGTGACGAATACTCTGGCAATCATCCAGGGCAGTATTCTA